TGAATATCCATTCAAGAAGCATTTTGAAACCTTTACTTGATTAGTTGAGAAACAACTTTTATCGGCAAGTTTACCATAGATTATTACATGCAAGACTTATAGTTTCACTTGTTTTCTGTTTTGCTTTCACAATTTCAACTTGGTTTTGCAAGGGGATATTATTGTTGTATCCACTACTAAGTATAGCATTTTGCAATTTTCTTTGGTCAGGTATCATAGTCTGAACCAAGTGATTCATGAAATTAAGATTAAGTATTAAATCACCCTGACAAATGTTTATGATCTTGTCAGAAAACTTTACCAGGTAAATTCTTAAATCAGTTGCTAGCTAATTTTCAAAAGGGTTGTTGCCCAGGAAAATTGCTTTTTGCAAGACTTCGTTGAAAATCTGATGCAGTACCTAAGAAGACATGGAGCTCAAAAGTTAAATAAAGCTTTCTAAAATGTGATTTTGTAGATTTTTTATGCTTTATTGATAGGTTTATTATAAATTTTGCCCATCCTTTATTTAAAGATCACTTTCTAAAGTCTAATCAAACAATATAGAATCTAAGTATGAGTTTTGAATAGCATTATCAAAGTTTCCATTCTATAGACTACTGTTCATACTGTTAAGATTCATGTTTGTAACCTAAGTCCCTTAATTTTGTTACTAGTAAAATCCAAATCTAATAGGAAGTTTTTAGTTGGGTAGTACTTGGTTATTAAAATGAAGGTTAGATCTTGGGTATGTGTTAATCACTCCAATTAATATATGGATTAGACTTTACTCTAAGCTACAACCAACCTGATCAATAATGAATTCAATGTTTCTCAAAACTGCCATTTTAATAGCCTCTATTTTAGAATCAATATTTTGAAGCAAGACTCTTATTAAGAATGGGTGCATTATCATAAGCATTTTATAAGATTCTTCTTCTCTAATCTGATAAACGAAGTTACTTTAGTTTTATGCAGATGTTTTTACTTTTTATTTCATGCTTAGATCAACTATTCTCTAAAAAGCATTCATTTTCTCTGATCTCTGGATGATGTCCTTTGAGCCAAATTTAGGGGATCTATTTAGTTTGACTTCCAAACTATCTAGCCTCTCATTTAACTTTGTTACTATGCCCTTTGTTTCCCCTGTAGCCTCTCCAAATTCCTTTACTTCTTTATTTTGCTTATCCATTATTTCCCTTAACTCTTTCCATGTTTTATTCATATCTGTGTGTAATTGCTTTAAATCCATAATTTAACCCTCCTTTGAATAACTTTGAATTTGTTGCATTAATTTTTGGATCTTTACTGTATCCAGATCCCTTTTATTTTTATGACGAGTCCCAGATTGACAACTGCAATCTTTGGAGTGGCTCTTATCAGCCGAGTCCTCTGTTCCAGCATCCTCTAGGAGTGTCTGTAGTAAACCAATAGCATCCTCTAGCCTCTTAATATTTCTCTTTGATAAAACTCTCCCAGCCTTTAATCCTCTGTATTTTAAAAATGATTTTATATCATCTGTATCATCATCTTTGTCCTCATCATCATTATATGCTTTGTCCTCCTCATCATCATCATAGGCTGAATCCTCATCTGGATCTGTGTTCTCCTCATCTGCCTCCTGTAAAGCTACTGCCTCAATGAAAGGATCATTAGCATCAAAATCAATCTCTCTAGCTATCATGGATGCAATTATGGATTCTCCCATATCCAGAAAATGATCTAGTCCTGTCTGTGTCCATAAGCCTCTAATTTGTTCATAAATTACTTCTACTTCCTCATCTGTTAGCTCTTGGAGTTCTGCTCCTAACTGTTTTAAATTCATATTTCCAGCCTCCCATTTATTTTTAATTTGAGATATCAATGCTCTAGGATTAGCAGGAAAAGTTACTAGAGATACCTCATGGAGTTTTAATTCTTTTAGCATCCTTTTACCATTTTCCCAATTATCTTTTATGATGTCATAGCCTATAGAGAGTCCTTTTAATGCTCCCTGTTTTAATAAGCTATAAGCCTCTTTTCCCTTGACTACTTCTAGGTTTAAAGTCCCATGTATCAGCAAACCCTCCTTAGAATCCTCTAGAGATCCTATACCTATAGGAGAATAGGGATCATGTTGCCATAGTAGTGGGATCTCTCCATCCTTGTGGTCTATAGTCCTCTTAAATGCTCCCCTCTGTACTATGTCCCCCTGTAGATCCTCATTTCCATAAACTGATGCAAGTCCTGTAAACTCTCCATTTTCTCTTAATTCTTTTATTCTAAATTTAAAGGATTTTTTTCTAAACAAATCATACACCCCCTTATTTTGGATATAAAAAAAATCCTATTCTGTAGGATTATTTGCTTTTAGATCATTTAATTTTTTTCTTCTCTTTGGTTTCATCTGTCCCATGATTCGAGCTTTTCCACTTAAATTGATATAGCTTTGCTTTTTTTTTGGTACATCAGTTTGATTCTTATCTACATCATTATTATTCTTTACTACATCAGTTTTATTCTTAGCTACATCATTTTGATTCTTTACTACATCATCCTTATTTTTAGCCATCCTGTCCCTCCTTCATCATTGATCTTGTATCTACTTGTATTTCTCTAGGATAAAAATCATTATATGGATCTGATAAAACCTCATGCTCTATTAAAATTTTCCCAGCTTTATATTTATAATAAACTTTGTAAATTGCTATGATGTGATCTGTATTTTTATCTCTCATTATTAGGATCTCATTTCTTAGCCTTGCCATGTGGTTTCCTCCTACTCAATTACATGATATACCTCTGTGCATCTGCAATTAATTATATTGCTTAAATCAGCTCCTAGTGATGTATCGAGTGGGAACATCAATAAATCTCCTCCTACCTCATAGGGATCGTCAAAAGGGACTCTTTGCCCATCAGCAAAATCATGATCCTCTCTAGTTCTCTGATCTGGAGTAGCTAACCACTCTTTTTCCATTTCTAGCTCTGTAGCCTCTGCTCCTGCTCTAGATCCTAGAGATGATGCAGTTTGTACCTCTGTCCTAGCTATAGTTTCAGATCTATTAGGGATGATCTGATCTAAAAATAGAGAGTCTATCCTCCTAGTTAGCTCTGGGATGCCCTCTCCAGCCTCTACTCCCTCTCTTAAATGGAGTCTAATAGTATCAACTGTAGTATCTGTTATACCTACAATTTTATCTGATGATTCCTCTGCTAAAAAGCCTAATACTATATCATTAAAAATATCTATGATCGTTTCCTGTTTTGTGTGGATTTTCCTATATTTACTCTTAAATTCATTTAATACATTACTAGCAAAGTCCCTAGCTACTTCTAGATAAATTGCAGTAATAAGCTCATCCCAATCATCTTCCCTCTCTGTGATGAGATCCTCAATTCTCTGATCTGCATCCTCTGGAGTAGTAGCTGATGAGATAGCTGATAAAACTGCCTCCCTTTCTCTTTCAAATTCCTCTGCTATCATCCTCTGGATAACAGGATAAAATTCAGATCTAGCATCATCAAACTGTTTAAAATACTTGATCCTTTCCTCCTGTGTATTAATATTAAATGATTTTAGCTGGATCTTTTTTTTTACTCTCTTGTTTCCTATGGTAAAATCCATTGAATTAAAAAGAGCCTGTGGATCTACCTCTGCTGGTGGATCTGGATCTGCATCTGGATCTCTTAGATCATCTCCTCCATCTATATCCTCATAGCCTATAGTCCTACGAGCCTCATTAACTGTTATTATGCCTCCTCTAACTCCTTTAATAGATCTGTCCCATACTTTGTCCCTGTCCTCCTGTATAGCCTCCATAGAGTCCCTATCATAGTCTAAAAATAGATTATCTCCAAAATCCTTTACTAAAAACTCATTTAGCTCATCTCTGATCCAATTTAAGAGTGGTAAAATAGTTTCTTGATAAAAGGATGATCGAGCCTCTTGATAGTTTGAATATGTTTTATTACTAGAGTCCCCTATCATCTCTGGAGGGACTCCAAAAGCTATAGCTATTTCTCTAGCTGATAGTTTTTGTCCATCAATCCAATCCATATCTTTAGGATTAACTCCCATTTCTTTCCAATCTAGTCCTCCCTCTAATAGATATGGTCTACCAGCATTTTTAAATCCTGTGTACTGATGATCTATCTGCTCTTTTAATCTATCAAATTGTTCATCTGTGAGATGTCCCTCTGATACCATAGCTCCAGATGGTCTAGCATTATTTTGAAGGAGTGATACATTCCATGCTCTAGACTCATTATTATGATCCAGAGATTGAAAAGCTGAATGGAGTGGACTCATCCCAAAAAAATCATCTACAGGATTAAAAGTTTTCAGATGCAAAATTTCTGCTGGATTAAATAATATCTGCCTCCCAGCTATATTATATCTATAAGCTCCTATAAGCTCTGTTTCATCTCCTACAATGATTTCCATCCTGTCTGGTCTTAGTGCATAGATTTCCATTATCCTTCCATCATCTGTGCCTACCTTCTCTATATATACATTTCCAGAGAGCATTAAATAGCCTACTAGATCCTCAAAAAAGTTCGATTTCGCTTGATATGGATTAGGTTTATTTAGGAGATTTATCAGATCATGATCTTGGATCTCTACCATATCATCTCCCTGTTTTCTAAATAGATTCCATTGTACTCCAGCTACACTCATTGCAATTTGTCTAATGGATGCAAATACATAAACATTTGATCTATAGCCTTTCATAGATGCAGTATTATAATTAACTGGAGTCCAGAGTGGCTGATGCTTGTATAGGCTTACTATAGCTCTATAGGTTTGACTCTGCTTTGTTAGATAACTCTTTAATTTTTCTAGCAATATTTCACCCCCAATTTATAGGACTCTGATCCTAGCCTTATTGTCTTTTAATAGC